CATGGCCGCAGCCGCACACGATTCGGCATTCGCTAAACGCGCAGGCATCCCCCAGAGCGTAGCCCGCGAGTACAACCAAGCGGATAGGGGCAAGAAACTGGCAGAGGCATTGAAGCGAGGCAAACGGTAATGCCGTACAAGCCCAAAAAGATAGCCGACGCGCTGCGGAATTATCGTTGGGAAAACCGCGCCATGTTCGACCAAACAGAGCCGGGTAACATCAACCTCAACGAAAGGCTCGGCGTAAAGAACGAAATCCCCGGCGAAGGCGGCATCAGCACCATTCGCAGCATGGGCGTTAACATCGACGGCGAAGAGGTGCTTATCCCGACCGTGGTCAACGGGCGCATCGTCAGCGAGGACGAGGCCATCGCCCATTACCGCAGAACGGGAGAACATCTCGGCAAGTTCAAAACCGCTAAAGGCAGCGACCGATTTGCGCAACGGCTTCACCAAGAAGAAGCAAAAAGGGTTAACGCAAAGTAACACCCAAGTGATTGATTAACCCAATAAACAATCGTGATATATTAACCACGGTATGCCAGCAGGTCGCCCTAAAGGAAGCCCAAACAAGTCAACCCAAGCCGCAAGGGAGGCCATCTCTCGTTTTGTAGACGGCAACGCAGACCGCTTGCAAGGCTGGCTCGACGAGATACACCGAGAGAAGGGCGCAGAGGCGGCGTTCAGTTGCTTCAGCAGCCTGCTGGAATACCATGTCCCGAAGTTGCAGCGCACAGAACTGACGGGCAAGGACGGCGGCGATCAGGTGGTGGTCTACCGTTGGGGTGAGCCGAAGTGACCGAGGTGCTGCTGCCCTACGAACCCCGTAGGCAGTTTATGCCCTTCCACAACCGCACCCAAAGGTGGGCCTGCCTCATCGCGCACAGACGCGCAGGCAAGACCGTAGCGGCAATCAACGACATCCTGCGGGCAGGCATCATGTACCGGGGGCCGAATGGCCTCTTTGGGTATGTCGCCCCGTTCCTGAACCAAGCCCGCCGCATCGCATGGGACTACTTCAAGTTCTACGGTGCGCCGCTCATCGCTGACGCCAACGAGCAGCAGATGACCCTGACGCTCAAGAACGGCACGAAGGTCAGCCTGTTCGGAGCCGACAACGCCGATTCGATGCGCGGCCTCGGCTTCAGCGGCATCTACCTCGACGAGTACGGGGACTTCAAGCCCTCGGTGTTCGGCAATGTCATCCGTCCTGCCCTGTCGGACAAGCAGGGCTGGTGCGTGTTCGCCGGAACGCCGAAGGGCAAGAACGCCTTCTGGGACATCTACCAGACGGCGCAGCGACTTCCTGACGATTGGTTCTTGCTTCGCCTGCCAGCATCCACCTCGCACCTCCTTCCTCTGGGTGAACTTGAGGCGGCGCGGGCGCAATTGTCCGAGGATCAGTACCTGCAAGAGTACGAATGCTCGTTTGAAGCAGCCATCCTCGGAGCCTTTTTCGGTCGGGAAATGCGCGAGGCCGAACCCAGAATCAAGCGGGTGGACTATGACCCCGCCCTGCCCGTCTACACGGCGTGGGACTTGGGCTACCGGGACGATACCGCTATTTGGTTCTGGCAGCAGGCCCGGGGCGAGCTGCGGGTCATCGACTTCTATGCCGTCAGCGGTGCAGACATACGCGATATTGCGGGTGTCGTGTTGGGCAAGGGATACCGTTATGAGCGGCATTTCTTACCGCACGATGCCCGCGCCAAGTCGCTACAGACGGGCAAGAGCATTGTGGAGCAGTTGGCGGCGCATCTGGATGTCGGCAAACTCGCTGTCGTGCCGGACATCGGCATCCAGTCGGGCATCCAAGCGGTGCGCCTGATGCTGCCAAAGGTGTGGTTTGACGCGGATCGGTGTCGCGACGGCATCGAAGCCCTGCGGCAGTATCAGCGCGAGTGGGACGAGGACAAGAAAGCGTTCCGGCAGTCCCCCCGGCATGATTGGACTTCCCATCCTGCCGACGCTTTCCGTATGATGGCGGTAGCGTGGGGCGAGCGGTTGGAACCTGCCCGCCCTGCCGAACCCCGACCGCTGATGGTCGGCCCCGAGAACACGGTGACCCTGAACGATATGTGGGCCACGCATCGGCCCAACAGGAGTGCGAGGATATGAGCGGCGTAATGAATCCCTACCGCTATGCTTACGAGGCTGTAGCGGCTTCCCAGACCGATCAGGCGTTGGGTACGACGGGCGGCACGGGTGACTACCTGCATCGCCTCCTCATCAGCGTCTCGACGGCATCGACGGCATCGGTTACGCTGAAGGACGGTGCAACGACCATCTTCACGACCCCTGCTGCGACCCCCATCGGCGTGTACAGCGTCGAGGTCAACGCCGTCTCGCGCAACGGTGCGTGGAATGTCAGCACCGGGTCGAATGTCACGGCTGTCGGCGTTGGCGTGTTCAGCGCGTAATGGAACAGGCCAGTCAGGAACTAGAGCAGTACCTACGCACGGTCGGTGCGTATGACAGCGAGTTCGCCAAGTGGAATGCGCGGGTCAAGAAGGTACTGAAGCGATACCGCGATGACACCCGTGGGCAGTCGCTGACCGAAGGCGCGAAATTCAACATCCTGTGGTCGAATGTCCAGACGCTCATCCCTGCCGTTTATGCACGACTGCCGAAAGCCGATGTGCGGCGCAGGTTCGGTGACAGCGATCCGGTGGGCCGTGTTGCCGCCTCGCTCGTAGAACGCGCCCTCGACTTTGAGATAGAGCATTACCCCGACTTCCGCAGCACGATGGGCCTTTCCGTTGAGGATAGGTTCTTGGGCGGTCGCGGCACGGCGTGGGTGCGGTATGAGCCTCATGTGGCCCCTGTCGGCATTGAGGACGATGGCGTTGCCATTACCTCTGACATCGAACAGGGCGAGGGTGCGCCGCCTGACCTAGAGCGCATTGACTACGAGTGCGCCACGACTGACTATGTGCATTGGAAGGACTTTGGACACTCCCCCGGGCGCACATGGGAGGAAGTCACCTGTGTATGGCGATGGGTCTATATGACCCATGATGCCGTTGTGGAGCGGTTTGGCGAGGATGTAGCGCGGCAGATACCCCTCGACAGCGGCCCCGAGCCGTTGAACGCTTACAACGACAAGAAGCGCATCTACAACCGAGCGAAAATCTGCGAGTTGTGGGACAAGGAACGCAACAAGGTCGTGTGGTTCAGCAAGGGGATGCCGTCCATCATCGACGAGCGCGATGACCCGCTCGGCCTTGAGGGGTTCTTCCCCTGCCCGAAGCCGCTGTATGCGACCACGACTAGCGACACCCTCGTCCCCGTCCCGGACTTCGTGCTGTATCAGGATCAGGCGCAGGAACTCGACATCCTGTCCGACCGCATTGACGGACTCGTTAAGGCTCTGCGTGTTCGCGGCGTGTATGACGCCTCGCAGCCTGCCCTACAGCGACTCTTGACCGAGGGCGACAACAACGCCTTGATTCCGGTCGACAAGTGGATGGCCTTTAGCGAGAAGGGCGGGTTGAAGGGGTCGATTGACCTGCTGCCGCTCGACACGCTCGCCGCTGCCCTCCTGCAATGCTACCAAGCACGGCAGGACATCAAGGGGCAGATATACGAAATCACGGGCATCGCTGACATCATCCGTGGGCAGACTGCGGCGAGTGAGACAGCGACGGCGCAGCAGATCAAGGGCCAGTACGCCGGGTTGCGCTTGAGGTCGATGCAGGAGCAGGTTGCCCTGTTCGCGTCGGAACTCATCAAGTTGAAGGCACAGGTCATGTGCCTGAAGTTCCAGCCCGAAACCATCCTCGCCTACGCTGCGGCAGACCAGATGTCGCCTGCCGACCAGCAGTACATCCCGCAGGCCATCGAACTCATCCGCAACAAGCCGCTACGCAACTTCCGCGTGGACATCGCTGCGGATAGCCTCGTCCAGTTGGACGAAGCGCAGATGAAGCAGGATCGGATGCAGTTCCTACAGGCATTCGGCGGCTTCATGAACCAGACGCTTCCTGTAGCGCAGGCGGTTCCGCAGTTGGCCCCTGCCATCGTGGAACTGATGAAATTCGGCATCCAAGCGTTTAAGGAGAGCCGCAGCGTGGAAGGTGTGCTGACGCAGACGATTGAGCAGTTGCAGGAGAGCGGTGCGCCCAACCCGCAGGATGCCATGCAGCAGCAGGCCGAGGCAGCGGCGCAGGCTGAACAGGCGAAGGTTCAGGCGCAGATGCAGGCCGAGCAGACCAAGATGCAGATGGAGCAGGCCAAGACGCAGGCCCAGATGCAGTTGGAACAGGCCAAGATGCAGCAGGAAATGGCGTTGGAGCAGCAGCGTCAGCAGTTCCAGCAGCAGTTGGAAGCCCAGAAGATGCAGCAGGAGGCCGAACTTGCCAAGTTCAAGGCCAACCTCGACGCCGCTACGAAGGTGATGGTTGCGCGTATCTCTGCCAACCCCGGCTTGGACATCCCCATGTTTGAAGCGCAGCAGCAGGTCAACGAGAAAGTCGTACAAGACTTGGGCGCGGGTGTGATGGCGCAGATGGACAGGCTTGCTGCGCTCTACGCGCAGATGGCGAATGACCAGCGCGGCAACATGGCGCAGATCACGGCGGCTCTTGCGGCCCTGTCTGCCCCAAAGCGCATCATCCGTGGGACAGACGGTCGAGCGGTAGGCGTTGAGCCTGTGCGCGAACAACTGAATTGAGGTAGTCCGTGCCTGACAATGTTGGCTATACACCGGGCGTAGGCGCAACCGTCGCTGCCGATGACATCGGCGGGGTACTGCACCAGCGCGTCAAAATCGGCGTGGGATCGGATGGCACGGCGGTAGATGTCTCGTCGGCTAATCCGATGCCGATTACCGCCCCCTCGGCGTTGCCCATCAGCACCCCAAGCGCGATTGATGTCAATGTGGGGAACTTCCCCGCTTCGCAGGCTGTCACGGGGCCGCTGACCGACGCGCAGTTGCGGGCCACGGCTGTCCCGGTGAGTGCGTCGGCGTTGCCGCTGCCTTCGGGTGCTGCGACCTCGGCCCTTCAGCCTGACATTCGCACCACGCACCCGCTATATGGCGACCGTGGGTCGGTCGTGCGTCAGGCTCCCGCCGACATCTGGTCGGTAGGCTTTGCGGATTCTGGGTCGGGCTTGCTTGCGACCGAGTTCACGCAGCGTCGGGCGGGTACGGGTGTCACCGTATCGCAGTCCTCGTCTAACCTCGTCATCGCGGCGGGCACGACCGCCAACGCCGAGTACCTTGCCCGTAGCACGACCGCATTCCGTGGCGCGTTTATCGGGCGGCACAAGACCATCCTTTCGCAGCGCATCGCCAACAACAACTTTGCGGTGATGATGGCCGATAGAATTGGCGAGGGCTTGTCCTGCACCATCAACAGCGCGACGAGTATCACCGTCACGAAGGTGGCTCACGGCTACACGGCGGTGAATGTCGGGCAGTTCATGATGGTTGGCGCGATCAGCGGCGCAAACGGTGTGCCGGGTCGTTATGCCATCGCGTCCGTTCCGACCGCCGACACCATCAACTTTACGGTTGCGGGGTGGCCTGCGTCGGGTTCCTGTACCGTCGACCTGTTCGGGTGGAACTACATCTGGACGCAGTACAGCGGCACGACGGCGACCAACGCCAGCATTGACGCGCAGCGGCGCGGTTGGAATTCGGGCCTTACCACGGCGACCGTCAACACGACCGCATCGCCCGGTCATGTGATGAACACCTACGCCGATGGTCGCAATGTCGCGTGGTCGGACGCGCTGGTAGCGTCTGCGACCACGCCGACCATCACCACCCGCGCAAGCCGCATCGAATCGCTTCCTGATGACGATGTGGAACTGTATGTGTACCTTTGGGCGTACAACGGCACGACAAACCCCGCCAGCACGACAACTTGGACGATCGGATTTGTGTCGGTTGAGGACAACGCCAATGTCCCGACATACATCGCAGGCGCAAGGCCGACCGGCTCTGCTGCCCCGCTTCCGATTTCTGGCACGGTATCTTTTACGCAGCCTGCATTGGTGGCGGGTACTGCGGCGATTGGCGATGTCGGCATCCAGTACCGAGCCAGCGCGACGGGTGCGGGTACTCCGACCATCATCAACTCCCCGGCTACGCCAGCGGTGCAGACCATCAAAGGCACGGCGGGCAGACTGTTGGGCGTGGTGCTGAACAACACCAACGCAACGGCCCGGTTCTTCAAGGTCTTTAACGCCACGGCCCCGACGCTTGGCACCACGGCAGCAATACTTGATATTCCGCTGCCGCAAAACCAACCTGTTGTAATCACCTTCGAGGGCGGCATCGGCTTTGCTACCGCCATCACTTGCGCGGTGACTGGCGGCAGAGGGGCGACCAACAACTCTGTCATCACGCTTGATGATGTCACGGGCTTCACGCTTCACGCATAAGGGTAAACAGATGACGATTGCAGAACTGATCCAGTTGGCTGAACGGCGCATCGCTTACCTTGAGCAGCGTAAGGTCGCCGCGCAGGACACGGGCGATGTGGACATGATTGCCCGCTGTGACCGAGACATCACCGAAACGCAGACCACGCTGAACGCGCTTCGCGGCCTCTGATGTTCCTGACGCTCCTACAATCGCAAGGAGAGCCACCACCGCCGCCAATCATCGACATTGACACGCACGACGGCGACAGGCATCGCAAGCGCATCCGCAAGGTGCGCGACGAGCGCGAACTGCGACGGGAACAGGTCATCGCGGCTTATCAGACGCTGCTAGAGGCCCGCCCGCAGGAAGCGGCAGAGATAGTGGCAGAGTTCGCCACGCCCGCCACAACGCTTCGTGCGCCGTCCGTGGACTTCGATGCGCTGTTGGCAGACTTGGACGCTGCCGAGCGGCTGTATCAGTTGTACTTGGACTTGGACGATGAAGAAGTGCTGCTGCTGATATGAAGAAAACCTACATCCTCATCGACAACGAATGGGTCGAGCGCAAGCGTGACAAGCGCGGGCGGTATCACTATGTGATGCCTGATATCCAGCCCTACAAGAGCATGATTGACGGTCGGATGGTCACTTCCCGGTCGGAGCATCGGGCGCATCTGAAGGCGCATAACTGCGTCGAGGTGGGGAACGAAGACCCGACCAAGCATGGCCCGAAGCGCAAGGTTGACCGTTCCCGGCTTGAGCGCATCAAGTGGGAGGTCAACAACAACATGACCAACGAGCAGGCAGACCGTGTGCTGCGCCAGATTCGGACGGAACTGAACTTCACCAATCCCCACAGGAGAGGCTAATGGATACCCCACAGGTAGAGACTGATGACCGCCGTGCCATTCTGGAGCAGGGCTTTGACGCTGCGGAGAAGGGCGAACCGATCCCGAGCGTAGCCCGGGACGAGGCAGGGCGATTTGCCCCGAAGCCGCAGGAAGCCGCAGAGCCGCCTGCCGACCCCCCGGTGTGGGAGCGTCCCCCGGCATCGTGGAAGAAGGACTACCACCAGCAATGGGGAACCATTGACCCGAAGGTGCGGGAGTATGTCTGGCAGCGCGAGGAGCAGATGCGGAAGGGGGTGGAACCCCTACTGACGAAGGCGCAGTTTGCCGACGCGATGCATCAGGCCATTGAGCCGTACCGCGAGACTATCCGTGGCCTCGGCATCCCCGAGCATGAGGCGGTCGCCGCCTTGATGAAGGCCGACTACACCCTACGCACCACAAACGACCCTGCCGCCCGTGCGGCGTACTTTCAGCAGTTGGCACAGGCGTATGGGGTGAACCTCGGAGGCTCCCAGAACGCCCCGCAAGCGAATACGCAGCAGGGGGTTGACCCCGTGGTGTGGCAGTTGCAGAATGAACTCAACAAAGTCCGTGGCGAAGTCATGGGCTGGAAACAGCAGCAGGAAATGGTCGAAAACCAAGCCCTGTTGGGTGAGATTGAGAGTTTCAGTCAGAAGGCCGAGCATTTTGAGGATGCCCGTCCGACCATGATCCAACTCCTACAGAGTGGCATGGCCCAGACGCTTGACGAGGCATACGAGAAGGCCATCAGACTTGATTCTGCGTTGTTTGAGCGCGTGAACTCGGCCCGACAGGCCGAAGCGCAGGCGAAGGCAGCGCAGGACGCTAATCGGGCAGCGAAGGTCGCCCGTGCAGCAGCGGTCAGCGTCAGAAGTGCCACACCCGGCACAAACACGGCTCCGAAGGCAGCAAACCGTCGCGCGATGTTGGAAGAGGCGTTAGCCGAAACCGAGTCGCGTTTGTAACCAATCTGATTCAGGAGTAACAAATGGCTTTTGCCAATTCCAGTATCAGCGACATCATTGCTACGACCATCCAGAGCCGTAGTGGTGAACTCGCTGACAACGTGACGAACAACAATGCGTTGCTTCGTCGCCTCAAGGAGCGTGGGAACGTCAAGACGTTCTCGGGCGGTAACGTGATTTTGCAGGAAATCATGTACACCGACCCGACCACGAACAACACCAACTCGTACAGCGGCTATGAAGTGCTGAATGTTGGTCAGAACTCGCCCATTTCGGCGGCGCAGTTCTCCATCACGCAGTACGCTTCTGCTGTGACCATTTCGGGTCTGGAAATGATCCAGAACTCGGGCAAGGAGGCCATCATTGACCTCCTCGACGGTCGCATGGAAGTTGCCGAGGCGCAGTTGGCGAACCGCATCAGCGGCGACCTTTACGGCGACGGCACGGGCAACGCGGGCAAGAACCTGACGGGTCTTGCTGCGGCTGTGCCGGATGACCCGACCACCGGAACCTACGGCGGCATCAACCGCGCCGTGTGGACTTTCTGGCAGTCGGTTCGCTACCGTGGTGTCACCGATGGTGGCGCGGCGGTGTCGGCTTCCAACATCCAGCAGTACATGGACGCGCTGGCGGTGCAGTTGATCCGTGGTACGGATAAGCCCGACCTCATCGTGGCTGACAACAACTACTACCGTCTGTACCTCCAGTCGTTGCAGGCCATCCAGCGTATCTCGGACTCCGGTTCGGGCATGGCTGGCGCGGGCTTCGCTTCGCTGAAGTACTACGGTGCTGGCATGGCGTCCGATGTCGTGCTGGACGGTGGTATCGGTGCTTCGTCGTACAACAACGGCGCGGGCAACGCGAACCACATGTGGTTCCTCAACACCAAGTACCTGCACTTCCGTCCCCACAAGGATCGGAACTTCGTCCCCATCGGTGGCGAGCGGCAGGCGGTCAATCAGGATGCCGTCGTGAAACTGATCGGCTGGGCTGGCAATCTGACCTGCTCCGGTTCGCAGTTTCAGGGCGTCCTCATCGCTTAAAGGGAGATCATCATGCCTGTTTCTACTTCGGGAATCATTGGCGTTGCTCTGGGCGATGTCAGCCCTACGGCAACTTTTCAGGTCGGCACGGTGGTCAATCTGGATGATGGCGGTCAGGCCATGTTTGTTCAGGCGGCTTCTGACATTTCGCAGTTCGCTGCGGTGTCCGTCCGTTCGGACGAAACGGCTGTCCCGCTCACCACGACCAACGCTGCCAACAGCAAGCGTGTCGCTTTCGCGCAGGCTTCGATTGCCTCTGCCCAGTACGGGTGGGTGCAGTTGGGTGGCGTGGTCAAGGTCAACCTGCTGACTGGTTGCGCTCCGAATGTCCCCCTGTTCACCACGGCGACTGCCGGGTGTCTGGATGACGCTACGGTGTCGGGCAACGGTGTGGGCCTTGTGGTCGGCGTGACCAACGCGGGTAGCACCGCGTCGGGTACGACGGCTCTGACCTGCATCGCGGCCTATCCGCACATCAGCGGCGGCGCAGGCGCGGTGTAATGCACCCGGTGGAGATCACGGTTCAGGCGGCGGGTACACCGGAAGAACTGGTGGGCAATATCCGTTCCGCTCTGGGCCGTGGCCTCCCCGAATTGCAGACCGTTCCTTTCACGCACGATGGGACTTTCGTTTGCGTAGCCTCGGGCTGGTCGATGCCCGACTTCGTGGACGAAATCCGCGCTCACAAAGCCTGTGGGCGTCCCATCGTGGCTGTGAAAGCCGCGCACGACTTCTTGATGGAGCGCGGCATCGTCCCCGACCTGTGGGTCAATCTTGACCCACGGGATCGGCGGGACGGTATCCAGAAGGCGAATGACCACACGGTGTATCTGGTCGCCTCGCGTTGCCCCCCGGTCATCTTCGACCACCTTCAGGGGCGCAATGTGGTGCTGTGGCATTCGTGGTCGGCGGGGCCGGAACATGACTCCCTGCCTCCCGGCAAGATTGCGATTGGTGGCGGCACGACCTCGGGTCTGCGGGCCATCAACATCGGCTACACCCTCGGGTTCCGCAAGTTCGTGTTGTACGGCTACGATTCGTGCAACCGTGCGGATGGGGTGAAGCGTTTCACGGGTGCGATGACAGGCCCGACCATCGACATCCATGTTGGACACACGGGCAAGAAGTTCATCTGTAACATGGCGATGGCTCAACAGGCCACGGAGTTCCAGAAACTGTTCGCTGTGATGGCTGACCTGCAACTTGACATCAAGGGGCCGGGACTGCTGGCGGCGATCATGGAAGCGCGTAAACACTTGGCGGCAGACGCCGCGTAGGAGATTGACATGGCTTTTCCCTCACAGATTCTCGGTTCGGGCAATGCCGCCGCTTCGTCCATCGCCATCACGGGCGAGGTCACGGCGTCGGTGACGGCTGCGGGTACGACCGCTGCTGATGCCACGGTGGTTTCGGCCCCCAATGTGCGTGTGGCGACCGCTGCGGCGTCCACGGGCATCCGTGTGCCGCCTGCGGAGACGGGTGCGCTCATGTTCATCCGCAACGACGGCGCGAACACCGTGACGGTGTACCCGGCGACGGGTGGAACCATCAACGGTTCGGCCTCGACCACCATCGCGGCGGCGAAGGCGGCTCTGCTGCTCGGCACTAGCCCGACCACTTGGGTGTCTCTGGCGGGCGCATGACGCTGCCTAGCCGGGTTCTCGGCAGCGGCATATCGGGCCTGTCCACGGTCGCCATCTGCGGCGATGGGCAGGACGATGTGGTTGCTGCCGGGACTTCGGCGGGTAACGCAACGCAGTTGGTTGCGATTATGACCTCGGTGGACACCACGCCAAACGGGTCAGGCGTGAAGTTGCCCAAAGCAGAAACGGGTGCGTTGGTGTTCATATCGAACAGCGGCGCACATTCGTTGACGGTGTATCCCCAGACAGGGGACACCATCAACAACACGACATCGGCGGTGATTGCACAAAATCACTCGTCGTTGTATTTCGGGATCGCAAACAGCGGGTGGTACTCGCTGAACGGTCAACGCTCATAATCCCCACAGGAGAAAAGCATGGCTCTTGACAGCGACATCAACAACGCAGACTCCCAACTTCATGTCGAGTTCTATCTGCGCGAGGACGGCCCGAGCGCGGGTCAGACCTATGTGCGTATCCAAGCCCCCGGCGACAAGACCAATGTGGTTGACCAGCCGCTGCGGGAGGATCACAAGGCCCGGTTCCCCCGTCAGTATTTGCACTTCCAGATTCAGCAGAACGAGGGTGCGGCATCGACCATCGGGACGCCGCTTACCGACTGGTTCAAGGCTGCGCCCGAGGAAATCACCCGCGATCAGATTGCGGAACTTGGCATCCTCAAGTTTGTGACCGTCGAGCAGTTGGCGTTGGCCTCTGACTCGCAGTTGCAGCGCGTCGGGATGGGTGGCGTTGGCCTGCGCGAGCGGGCGCGGATGTATCTGAACCGCAAGAACCGTCAGGAATCCTCTGCGGAACTTGAGGAAACGAAGGCGCAGTTAGTTGCGCTTCAGCAGCAGATGGCTGAACTGCTCGCGGAGAAGCGGCGCGGCAGACCGCCGAAGGAGTAAGACATGGCGACGATGCTTGAACTCATCCAGCAGTCTACCCGTGAACTCGGCATCCCCACGCCGACCACGGTAGCGGGCAACAACAGCCAAGATGTCGTGCAGTTGCTCGCGCTGATGAACGCCTGCGGGTATGAGTTGATGCGTCGGGCCGACTGGCAGGGGCTGACCAAGCAGCATACCTTCTACACCGAAGCCCTCACGACCACGGGGACTTGGACGGATACCGCGTACACCATCACCGGGATTCCCTCGACGGCTACGCTGTCAACAGACTATCAAGTGCAGGGCGTCGGCATCCCGAATGCCACCTACATCATGTCGGTGGACTCGCTCACGCAGGTCACGCTGAACTATCAGCCGACCGAAGCACAGACGGGCGGCGCGTTGGTGTTCCAGAAGGTCAAGTACGACCTGCCGTCCGACTACTACAGCACGGTCAACCGGACGCATTGGGACAAGAGCAAGCGTTGGGAAATGCTCGGCCCCGAGAGCGCACAGCAATGGGAATGGCTCCTGTCGGGGTATATCTCGACCGGGCCGCGCATCCGTTGGCGCATCTTCGGGCGGCAGTTCCAGATTTGGCCCGGCATGAACGCGGGCGAACTGCTCGGTTTCGAGTACCGCAGCAACGCATGGGCCGAGAGCGTGGCGGGGGTTGCCAAGACCTCGTTGACGGCTGATGACGATACCTGCATCTACTCGGATCGCCTCATGGTCTTGGGTACGAAACTCAAGTATTTCGAGGCGAAGGGCTTTGACACGACCGCCATCTACCGCGACTACCTGATGGAACTTGAAACCGCCATCGGTCAGGACACCGCATCGCCCAACCTGTCGTTTGCCCCGAGGCCGGGAACGGTTCTCATCGGCTACGACAACATCCCCGACAGCGGATACGGGACTGACTCGCAGTAATGGCTAGCCCTCGTCGCCGTCGCCTTGTTCAGCGCACGACCAACAATGTGGCGTCCCTGCCTGCCCCTGTGGGCGGGTGGAACGCCCGTGATGCGTTGGCGAACATGGCTCCGACCGATGCGGTGACGCTCGACAACCTGTTCCCGGGCGTGTCCAGCGTGTCGTTGCGCGGCGGGTATGTGAACCACGCAACGGGGATGTCGGGGCAGGTCGAAACGCTGATGACCTTCAACGGCGGGGCGACGGATCGGATGTTCGCCATCGCGTCGGGCAGCGTCTACGATGTGACGAGCGCGGGCGCGGTCGGTTCGCCTGTCGTGACGGGCCTGACCAACTCCCGGTGGGAGTCTGCCAACATCACGACTTCGGGCGGTTCGTTCATGTACATGGCAAACGGGGTGGACTCCCCCCGCCTGTACAACGGATCGACGTGGACAACCATCACGGGCGCGTCCTCGCCTGCCATTACCGGGGTCACGACCTCAACGCTGCACAGCCCGACGCTGTTCAAGAATCGGATGTGGTTCTTGCAGCAGGACACGCTCAAGGCGTGGTATCTGCCGACTTCCAGCGTCGGCGGGGCGGCGAATGTCCTTGACCTGTCTGCTGTGGCGCGGCTCGGCGGCAGTCTGGTCGCTATGGCGACATGGACGATTGACGCCGGGTATGGCGTGGATGACAACCTTGTGTTCGTCACGGATCAGGGCGAAATCATCGTCTACCGTGGTACAGACCCGTCGAGCGCGGCGACTTGGGCGTTGATTGGCATCTGGGTGGTAGGTGCGCCTGTTGCTGACCATCGTGGGCTGACGAAGTACGGTGGCGACCTGCTCATCCTGACGCTGGACGGGCTTATGCCGCTCGCCTCGGCCCTTCAGTCCTCGCGCCTTGACCCGCAGGTAGCCCTGTCGGACAAGATTCAGGGCGCGTTTGCGGCGGCTACGCGCACCTACAAGGGCAATTTCGGGTGGGCGGTGCTGTACAACCCCCTGAACAATGCCCTTATCGTCAATGTCCCGGTCGGGGTGGGGTCGCAGCAGCAGTTCGTGATGAACAACATCACGAAGGCGTGGTGTCGGTTCACGGGCTGGCCTGCGAACTCATGGACTTTGCTCGACTCGACCCCCTATTTCGGCGGGGACGGGGTGGTGGCGAAGGCGTGGACAACCGAAAGCGGGGCAAACGGCTATGCCGACAACGGGGCGGCGATTGCCACCCGGGCGTTGCAGGCGTTCAACTACTTTGAGACACGCGGGGTGGTGAAACAGTTCACCCGTGGGCGTCCGACCATCTACAGCAACGGTACGCCTGCCATCAACATCGGCATCAATGTGGACTTTCAGACCGCCGACCTTGTGGGGCCGCTGTCGTTTTCGGCCACCTCCTACGGGCTGTGGGATGTGGGGCTGTGGGATCAGGCCATCTGGGGGTCGGACTTGGTGGTATCCAACAACCTTGTAGGGTTGCAGGGCATTGGGTATTGTGGGGCGGTGAACTTCAACAGCAGCAGCAAAAACCTGTCGTTGGAGTGGGCGTCCACCGACATCGTGTACCAACTCGGATGGGCGGGCGTATAATCACAGGCGCACCCGTTGGTGCGTGGGTTGCAGGAGTTTTAGGACGAGGCTACTTCGCGGAAAGGTCGCAAGCGATTGGGCTGGAGCGTGATGGCATCCAAGCGGGTGTCATCTACGAGGACTGGTCAGGGCGCAGTATCGTGTGCCACATCGCAATCGCAGGGCGGCTCACATCATGCTTTGTGGCAGCAATTTTTGACTATCCGTTTCGGGTTTGCGGCGTTGAGAAAATCATCGCCCCTATCTTGAGTGGAAATGCCAAAGCGTTGCGGCTAGTCAAGAACATGGGCTTTGTCGAGGAAGCGCGGTTGCGGTTCAGCGATGAAGATTTGTGCATGATGACGATGAATCGGGATCAATGCCGATTCTTGGAAGCGAAGTATGTCAAAAAAGTCTCCGGCTCCTCCTCCGGCTCCTGACTACGCAGGGGCGGCACAGCAGCAGGGCGTTGCCAACCTTGAGGCGGCGCGTCTTACTGCGCGGCTCTCCAATCCCAACATCCGCACCCCGCTCGGTGGTCAGCGTGTGTCGTGGGGTCGCTCGCAGTTTGACCAGCGAGCGTATGACGCTGCGATGGCTGATTGGAACCGCCGCAACCCGCAGCAGCCGTCAGGTGTGCAGAATGGCCTGTCGTTCTCGGGCGGTCAGTCAACGAAGCCCAATCGTCAGCCGCCCGGTGGCGAAAGCATGGGGTCTTACGGCAAGCCGAATGCCGTCCCGCCGACTGCCGACATCGGTGGTGGCGCACAGATGCCCACGGGTGGGCAGGACTTGAAGGTGGGCGGTGCGCCGCTGCGCGAAGGGTTTGAGCCGATGCGCGGCGGGTTTGAGGACAGGGAATACGCGATGGGTGGCCCTGCCCAACAGAGAGCCGCGCAGATGGGCGGCGATATGTTCCGCGATACGATGATGCGCGACACCGGGATGCGCGGCGGTCAGACGGGCAGAGACTTTGCTGAGTTCGACGGCTTTACGGGGCGCGGCCCCGGTGGTCGTGCGGGGCAAAACTTCGGCGGCTACATGGGCGATGTCATGCCGACCCGCGAAATGTTCACGACCATGACGGACTTGGACACCCCGTTCATTGAGCAGTACCTGACCCCCGAGGCGCAGGCGACCCTTGAGGCGCAGCAGCGCGTCGAGCGGGCGTTGGCGGGACTCGGTGAAGGCGCGATCAACCGTGTGCAGGACATCTACGGGCAGAACTTCACCCCGACCGGGCTTCCGGCGCAGCAGTTCTCGTTTGACCGTGGCGCGTTGCCGACGCTTGGGCCGCTTGAGGGTCGGGCGACGGCTGATGTGTCTGCGCTCCCGGTCAACTTCGGGCCGACTGCGGGGCAGTTCGGCATGGCGACGGGTGGCCCCGGTGGGTTGAACCTTGCAGGCTTTGATGCCTCCCGCGTTGGCGGCATCGCTGCGGCTCCGACCGGGGGTCAGTTTGGTGCAGCAACGGGTGGCCCTGCGGCGGGCCAGTTTGGCATGGCTGCGGGTGGCCCCGGTGGGGTCAACTTTCAGGGCTTGGATGTGTCTGGGGTTTCGCCTGTTCAAGCGGGCGTGGGTCAATTTGGCACAGCGCAGGGTGGGCCTGCTGCGCCGACCGTGCAGGGATTGAACCTTGCGGGCGTTGGCGGCGTGGGGCCGACCACGGGCGCAGGATTGTACGGATTCGCAGGCGGCGGGCCGGGTGGCGTGTCGTTGGGCGGGTTGGACACCTCGGGGCTTGGTGCTGCCGCAAGCGGCCCCGGTGGGCAGGCGTTTGGAACGGCGACTGGCGGCGTGGCTGCGCCCCGATTGGCGACCCAGTACGATTTGACCGGGGTTGGCAACGTGACCGCCGCGCCGGGGGCGTTTGACCGTGCGGTGTCTGGCCCTGCTGCGCCGACGCTTCAGGGGCGGCTTGACACCTCCAACCTCGCCGCGATGCCTGTGAATGCGGGCATGACGGCGCAGGAGGCTATCCTGTCGCGGCTTGATCCGTCGTTGCAGCGTCAGCGGTCGCAATTGGAAACCCAGTTGGCGAATCAGGGTCTAGTCCGTGGGGGCGAGGCTTACGATGTCGCCATGCAGGAGCAGGGGCAGCGCGAAAACGACCTACGGACGCAGGCTGCGCTACAGGGTCTACAACTCGATATGGCGGCGCGTCAGCAGGGCTTGGGCGAGGCGCAGGCTCTGGGTGGGTTTGCCAACCAAGCGGCTCTGTCGGGCTTTGGCGCGGGCCAGCAGGCCACCCAAGCGCAGAATGTCGCCGCGCAACAGAACTTCCAGAATGCGTTGGCGCAGCAGCAGGCGGCGAATCAAGCCCAGCAGCAGGCGTTCACGCAGCGGGCGCAATCTGGGCAGTTCGGCAACGAAGCGCAGATGGCGGCTTTCAATGCAGCGATGGCGAGTCAGGCGGCGGGCAATCAGGCAATCGGGCAGAACTTTGCCCAATCGCAGGCCGCGCAGCAGTTGGCGAACCAATCGCAGGCGCAGAACTTCCAACAGCGCGTGGCGGCGGGTGAGTTCGGGCGGGAAGCGCAACTGGCAGCGTTCCAGACCGGGCAAGCGGCGCAGGCGATGCAAAATCAGGCGGTTGGTCAGAACTTCGCGCAGGCTCAAGCGGCAGAACAGGCTGCGCGGGCGGCGCAGGAGCAGCGGTTCAATCAGGCGGTACAAGCCGCGCAGGTTGGGGCGGGGCTGACTGGACAGCAGTTTTCGATGGGTCAGCAGGCTACCCAAGCCCAGAACGCCGCGATTGCCCAAAACGCGCAGTTGGCGTTGCAGAGCGGTCAGTTTGCCAACGCGGCGCAGGCGCAGCAGTTCGCGCAGCGTCTTGCGGCTGGCGAGTTCGGGCGCGAGGCGCAGATGGCGTCCTTCCAGACGGGGCAGGCGGCGCAGGACGCTGTAAACCGAGCAATTGCCCAGAACTTCGGGCAGGCGCAGGCGGCGGGGCAGATGGGCAATCAAGCCATCGGGCAGAACTTCCAGCAGGCTTTGGATGCACAGCAGGCGGCGTTGCAAGCGCAGGGACAAGGGTTCAATCAGCAGATGGCGGGCCAGCAGTTTGGTCGAGAATCAGCCTTGCAGGGCTTCCAATCGCAGCAGGCGGCACAGGAAGCGGCAAACCGTGCCATCGCGCAGAACTTTGGACAGGCGTTGCAGGGTCAGGGCGCGTACAACGCGGCGGCGGCGCAGCAGTTCGGGCAGGGCATGGATGTGCAGGCTGCGCGAAATGCGGCGGTCATGGCGAACCAGCAGACGCAGTTGCAGCAGGCGCAGGCGATGGCGGCATTGCAGGCGCAGGGGTTCAACCAGTCGCAGGCGGCGGCAGCGTTCCAGAACGCGCAGCGTCAGGCGGCGTTGCAGGAGCAGTTGGCGTTGCGGAATCAGCCGCTAAACGAGATCGCCGCTCTGATGGGTGGGTCGCAGATTCAGATGCCGCAATTCCAAGCCTATCAGGGTGCTGAAGTCGCGGCGGCTCCCATCTTCGGGGCTACGCAAGCGGCGGGTAACTTCGCGCAGCAGAACTACAGCAACCAAGTTTCTGCGAACAACGCCAAACTTGGTATGTACGGCTCGCTGCTCGGCGCGGCGGGTACTGCCGCTGGCGGCGGGTTCTTTGGCAATCCGTTTGGCAAGCCGGGAGGCTGATGATGTACCGATACACCCCCGACCGCCCGCAGCGCATGGCGCAAATGCTTGCAATGCAGGAGCGCAACCAGAGCCTGAACGCCCCCGCTGGACAGCGCGACGGTATGCCCGCGATGCGTCCGTCCCTCGCCTACGCGGGGGCCACGCCCAACACGGCATCGGGTATGCCGCCGCAGGCGATGAACTTCAACGGCCCACGGATGACCCGTCAGCCGGGCATCGCCCCGCAGTTGGGTCAGCGTCCCCGGCGCGTGAGTCCGGCAGGCATCAACACGCCGCAGGGCGGTGCGGATCGCGGAGACTTCGACTATGGCGGGTAACACGGTCTTTCGCGTTTCGACTGATTACGACCGTCAGGCCGCAGATGCTCGAAAGCGTCGGCGCATGGCTGACCTACTCGCGCAACAGGTTGTGGAGCCTACGCAGTACGGCCCCGGCCCAACCCCTGCCGCCGCCCCGCTTGTGCAGGGTCTACAGGCGTTCCTTGCCGCCCGTGCTGGTCGCAAGGCAGACGAGGCCGAGGAAGGCGTTGCGTCGGCGCAGGCCCGTGCCGGTGAGCAGATTTCTAACTATCTCTTTGGCGGCGGGCGTATGCCAAAGACCGCTGCTGACCTTACGGAAGTAACCCCGGCTGGGCGGCTTGGCCCGCAGACGGCGGCAGATTTGACCGAAGTAACCCCCGAAGGCGCGTACATCAAGCCGTATGAAAAAGATTCGGCAGCGGCTTTGCGTCTTGCGCTGACCCCTGCGGGTGGCGCGGCCATGAAGGGCAATCCGATGCTTGCGGCGATGTTGGCAAACCAGATGAAGGAGCCGACTGCCGAGCAGTTTGGCACTACGCCTGTTCGCACGAAAGATGGCGCAGTATTGATTGGCGAGCGGGGGACAGTTCGCCCGTTGGGTGTGGAACTTGCCGACGAACCCGCAAAACCGGAAAGCAGGTCATCGCTCGCCAAGTTGCTTTCTGAACGCGAAGGGTTGCCGCCAAACAGTCCGTTGCGAGCGGTCTACGATCAAGCAATTGCAAAAGAAACGCGCATTGCCCCCGGCCCGCGCATCAATGTCGATACTGGGTTGAGCCGCAATCAGCAGTTTTCTAACGAAAACACTTTGCGCGATGAGTTTTTGCAGCAAACGAGTGATTTTAGAACCATCCGCAGCGCGTACAACAAAATAATGTCTACCGCTGACAATGGCGCGGGCGATATGTCGCTGTTGTATCAGTATGTGAAATTGCTTGACCCCGGCTCTGTGGTCAGAGAAAGCGAGTTTGCAACGGCAGCGGCGTCTGGCTCGTTTGGCGAGCAGATTCAAGGTGCGGTGCAGAAACTTCAATCTGGTGCGCGATTGGCAAGCACTTTGCGAGACTCGTTCAGAGCAGAAGCAAAAAACATCTATGAACAGTCTCAATCGTCTGCACAGCAAACAGAGCAGCAGTATCGCAATTTGGCAAAGGATTACGGGCTTGATCCTAACCGAGTCATTCCCAACACATCGTCGCGGAGCAAGTGGTAATGCCCAAGAACATCACCGTTACGCTGCCCGATGGTCGGACGCACACTTACGAGGATGTGCCTGACAATGTGACGCAGGAGCAAGCGCAAGCCCGTGCCGCGCAGGAGTTTGTATCGCGGCCTGTGCAGCCCGGTAGTCCCACGGCTGCTGCTCTGACGCATACCGTATCCACCCCGCAGTCAAACGAGCCTGCGCGTGGGCCGACACCGTTCACTATGGACAGGGATACGGGAGCCATGCGCCCACTTACGGGCATGGAAAAGTTCCGCTACGGGTTTGGACTCGGTGCGCGAAACATTGGGTTGAACGCAGCGGAAATGGTCGGCCTAACCTCGCCCGAGCGCGTCCGTGAAGCGCAGACCGAAGGTGCGCCGATTACGGGGCAGTTCCCCGGTAATGTCGGCGCGTTTACGGGCGAGGTGGCTACGCTTGCCCCGCTTGGCATGGGTGTAGCGGGCGTGGCTACACGGCTCGGGATGCCCGCCCGTGGCGTATTGGCAGGCGTGACGGAGGGTGCGGCGCAGGGTGCTGCCGCTGCTGGCCCTGATGATCGGCTTGGTGGCGCAATCACGGGCGGCGTTACGGGTGGCGCGTTGCCTTCGGCGCAGCGCATGGCGCAGTTGCTTGGGCGCGGCATGGAAATGACGCCCAACGCTCGACGCTTGACGCGGCGCGGCGTTGAATTGACGCCGGGGCAAATGAACCCTGAAGGTAATTGGGCAATGATGGAGGAAGTTCTACAGGGCTTACCCGTTATTGGCCCCAAAATCCGCGAGGCTCGCGGGCGCGGATGGACGCAGACGCAGAATGTCATCGCGCAAGAGGCCGCGCCTCCCGGCGTTGTGTTGCAGCCTCGGCAAGACCCGCAGGATATGTTCCGCGACCTCTTGAAAGCCTATGACACGGCTTACGATGTCGGCAAGGGCTACCCCATGTTGCCTGTCATCCGTCCTGCGACGGGGCCGGATGTGCCGCTGTCACAGGCGTTGCAGGTTCCGCGTACCGCAAAAGGAACGGATGAGGGGCGCAAGTACGCCGCATCGGTGCTAAACAACGAATTGTCGAGCATCCGTGGTCTTGGCGCACGACTGTCAAGTGATGACCTGCTTGCGATGCGGTCGCGTATCCGTACAGAAGTTCGTGAACTGCGTAGAAAACCAAATGCCCCTCTTGGCGCGGATGAAATTCTGACCAACGCGGAACAGAAAATCACCGCTGCGCTAGATTCGCAGTTGCCGCCGAATGTAGTGCAACAGGTTCGCGCTATTGATGCCAAGTATGGCAATTTTGTGGTGTTAAGGGACGCTCTTGACCGTGCTATAGATCGGCCCGAGGGATTCACTCCGTCGCAGTTTTCGCAGGCTGTTCGCGCTGGCACAACCTCAAAAACACAGTACGCGGCGGGCGGCGGTCGGATGCGCGATGTATCTCGCGCTGCAACGGATGTGTTTCAGCCGCGTCAGCCTGCAACGGGGCGGCAGTTGGGTGCGCTGATGGCGTTGGGCGTCCCGGCAAGCGCAGCGGTCGTTGGTGGCCCTGCAACGCAAGCGGTGGGCGCAGGAATCCTCGGCATGAGTGCGTTTCCGTATCTGTCGGGCGGTGTTGGGCAATCGGCGCGGCGGGTGCTGACGGGGCAAACGCAAGCGCAACAGGCTATCCGCAACGCAGAACGGGCGGCGCGGCGTAAACTTACCCCGCAAGAACGCGAATCTATCGTGCGCTTCATGCAGACGATGGGCGTTGCGGCGCAGGATCAGGAGTAATCACAGATGTCCTTCAACGGTTCCGGCACATTCGTCATCAACTCGTCAGGCCAGCCTGTCGTTGCCAACACCGTCATTTCCTCGACGGTGTTCAACGCGCTGACGGCTGACCTTGCCACGGGTCTTTCAACCTGTATCACGAAGGACGGTCAGACCACGCCCACGGCGAACATCCCGATGGGGACTTTCAAGTTCACCAATCTTGGCGTTGGGTCTGCTGCGACCGACTCTGCCACGCTTGGTCAGGTACAGGCATCCACGACCAAACTGGTGACGGTCACGGGTACTGACGCCATCACCGGGACGATGATTCCTGCGCTGACGGCGTATGCCTCTGGGCAGATGTTCTACTTCGTCGCGGGTGGTGCAAACACGGGTGCGGTCACGCTGAACATCGACGGTCTGGGTGCGCGGAATGTGACGCGCCACGGATCGGTTGCCCTTGTCGCGGGTGACATCCTCTCCGGTGAAGTCTGCGTGGTGGTGTATGACGGTACGCGCTTTCAGTTGCTCAACCCCGGTTCGTACACAAACCTTAATGTGTCGGGTGCGCTTACGCTGAACGGCGGCACCGCCAATGGCGTCCTTTACCTCAACGGGTCGAAGGCGGCGACGAGCGGGAGCGACCTGACCTATAACGGCACGAACCTCGGAGTGGGGGGCAGCATTGGCACGACGCCCTCGCTGAACAAAGGCGTTTATCTTCAGTCCGACAGCAACAACGCCGTCATCGGGTTCTCGCTCAATGTCAACGACGGCGCCAACAACCGTCGCGGGTCGATGTTCCTCGACGATTCAGCGGGGCTGTGGG